GCGCGCGATCTCGACATGGTCGCGAGCGCCGCGGCTTCGCCGGCCCTTCAAGCCGCATTGAAGGCCGAGCAGGCAGAGCTCCAGCGCGGGCTCGACGGCGGTACGCCGCGCGGCAGCCTGGCGGAGCTGGCGGCGCCGATCGGCGCAAGCAACGTCCTCGCCTTCCCAGTGGCACCGCGGCCGCGCCCGCTCGACAGCGGAGACGCCGCGTGAGCGAGCTCCCCGTCAGCCTCGGCCAGATCATTGCCGCCGTCGAGGTCGCGTCCGGCTTGACGCGCCGCGAAATCCTATCGGACCGGCGAGCACCCGAGCTCATTGCAGCCCGGTTCACGCTCTTCTGGCTGGCGTCCAAGCTGACCACGCTGTCGACGATCCGGATCGGCGATGCGACGCGCCGGGATCCATCGACCGTCTGGCACGCCATCCAGCGGGCGGAGGAAGAGCGCGCTCGCGATCCCGAGTTCCGGGCCGCGACCGATGCGCTCTTCACGACCCTGCTCGAGTTGGAGCGCGCCGGCCATCTTAATTTGGCCGCGGCCGTCGATCCGATCGCGACAGCCCGGCGCGTGCTCGCCCGGCCGGAGCGCGAGGCGGTGCGCGTGTCCACCGCCGAAATCATCGCGCTCTGCCGCGTCGTCGTCGATGCCGCCGACCAGGGCGACGTCCCTCCGCCTTTCGAACCTTCCCCCAACCCGGAGTCCAAAGATGCAGCCTGAGACTGCCGAAAACGCCTTGCCGACCGGCGCCGTCAACGTCGGCGGCAAACTCTACATGCCCGATGCGAAGGGCGCGCTGATCCCGCTCGAGGCGGTGAAGCCCGCCGACAAGCTCGAGGACGAGATCGTCCGCAAGGTGATGTCGTTCGCGGAGGCGCTCTCGGCGCAGGTGGCCCGCTTCAAGGGCCACACCTTCGCCGACCTCAACAGCTTCCAGTCGCTGCTCGAGCAGGACTACGGCGCGCGCGCCGGTGGCCCGAAGGGCAACGTCACCTTCCAGACCTTCGACGGCCTGATGAAGGTCCAAGTCCAGATCGCCGATCAGATCTCGTTCGGGCCGCAGCTGCAGCAGGCGAAGAAGCTGATCGACGAGTGCCTCCTGGCCTGGGGCGCCGATAGCGGGCCGGAGCTGCGCGCCCTGGTCAACCGCGTCTTCAGCGTTGAGAAGGAGGGCCAGATCAACAAGGCTGAGCTCTTCTCGTTGCTGCGCGTCGGCATCGAGGACGAGCGCTGGAAGCGCGCCATGGATGCGGTGCGCGACGCCATCCGCGTCACGGGCACCAAGGAATACATCCGCTTCTATCGCCGCAATCAGGCCTCGGGCCCCTGGCGCGCGGTCACCATTGATCTCGCAGCGGCGTGAGGGCGCCATGCGGGGCTTCAAGAGCAGGATCGACATAGGGCGCCTGGCCGAGCTTCGCGAGGAGCGCGGCTGGTCGGTCAAGCGCATCGCCGCGGAGCTCGGCATCTCGCCCGGCGCCGTCTCCTGGCAGTGCCTGCGCCATGGCATCGAGCATCCAGGCACGCGGCTGCGGGCTAGCACGCTCAAGGCCGGCACCGTCTATCAGCGCTGCGGCTACCAGGTGCGCCCCTATACGCCGGAGGAGGATGCCGTCCTCTCCGAAATGGCGCTCGCCCGCGCCAGCAACTCCGAGATTGCCCGCCGACTTGGTCGGAAGCCGAATTCGATCGCGGGCCGCCTCATGACGCTCGCCCGCCGCGAGGCGATCGCGGAGGAGGCCGCTTGATGAAGCCCATTCTTTACATCCGGGCCGATGGTCGCGGCGCCCTGACTATCACCGTCCTCGCCATCGTCATGGTTGCCGGAATCTTCGCCGGAGCGATCGCCACCGGGACGTCGCTGGCGGCCGCCTTCTTCTTCGCCTCGCTCGTCGTCATGGTGGTCGCCGAAGCCCGCCAGCGCCTCGAGCAGTTCGGCTCGATCGAGGACGCGCGCCGCGAGCTCGACCGGATGGAGCGGGAGGGCCGCCGGTGAGCGTCCTCCTTTCCCGCGCCCGCTCCGGCCAGTGCCGCGCGATCGTCTGTGAGGCCGTCGAGCCGCCGTCACTCAAAGGCGACGCCTTCGGCAAGGCCCGGATCTGCGGCGAGCCCGTCTCCGGCCTGACCTCCTACTGCGCCGTACACGTCGTCGGCATGTACCAGCCGGGCCCGCGCCCCAGCTTCGCCGGCGAACCCAGCATCAAGAGCCGCCAACCGGCGGTCGAAACCCAGCCCGATCTTCTGGAGGCCTTCGCATGAACGCATTCGTTGACTTCGACGAGGCCGGCTTCCTCGAGCTTCAGCCGGCGGCCAAGGGCCAGCGCCGCGTCGATCTGCGCCTTGCCTTCTCGCGGATGCGCTCGGCCGAGCGCCTCCTGCTGATCTTCCGCAACGAGATCCTCGATGAGATTGGCGGCCCCCGCTACGACGTGGCGTGGAATGCGGCAAAGCGCATGCTGCTAGTCAAGTCCGGCCCGCAGGCGCGTTTCGAGGCGCATGCCTATCCGAAGGGAGGCGCCTCGCGCATCACCGTGCCTGTGCCGGCTGGCCTGGTCTTCTCCGACGATCGCATTGAGCCGGAATTCTATGTCGACGCGATCGGCAAGCGCTTGCTCGTCGAGGTGCCCGTGGAGTTCGGCCGGCGCCTCGCGCTGCCGGCCCCGTCTGCCCCGAAGGCGCCAGACGTGGCACCCGTGCGCGAGGTCATCCCAGCCGGCGAGATCGAGGCAGGCAACCGCCAGATCTTGCAGGCGCTCGGTGTCACGAACCGATTTCCACGCGAATTCGGGTCCGTCCGTTTCGCACCGGCCGAGGCTGCGATTCTGGAGGCGCTCTTCCGCGGCAAGGACATGTCGCGGGAGGCGCTGCTCGCGGCGACGCATGACCCCGCCGGGGGTGATGATGACCGCGACGCGAAGGTCGTCGACGTCTGGCTTAGCAAGATGCGCCCGCGCCTGGCCGAGCTGGACATCAGCATCAAGACGCTCGGGCGCGGCTTCTACGGCATGGACGCCACCTCGAAGGGCATCCTCCGCGAGATGCTGCGCCAAGCGGGATTCCGGGCATGAGCGCCCCTGCCATCCCGCTCGTCCAGCAGATCGAGGAGGTCAAGTTCGCCATCGTGCGGCAGCAGAGCATGATGAAGGGCGCCAAGATCCGCGAGCTCAGGAAGCCGGCGATCGCCGAGCGTGGCCTCGCCTGCTTGGAGAGCGCCCAGCGCACGCTGGAGACGCTGGCGAAGAACGCCGATGAGATCCGCGCCTTCCTCAAGCTGTCGGCCGAGGCGAGAGCGGCAGTACTTGCGAAGAAGGAACCGGCCTGATGGTCGCCTATTCCTTCAACAAGCGCTTCGCCGAGCCGATCGCCAGCGGCCACCCGGCCACCGGGATCATCAAGCGCCAGACCATCCGCGCGCCGCGGGCGCGTCACGCACGTCCAGGCGAGCTCCTGCAGATCTACCAAGGCATGCGGACGAAGCATTGCCGCAAGATCATCCCGGACCCTGTCTGCGTCTCGGTGCGGTCCGTCGAGCTTCTCATCGCCCGCGGTTATGTCCGCTTCACCGACACCGGCGAAGCCTTCGGCATCACCGCGATGCTCGACGAGTTCGCCCGGCAGGACGGCTTCCTCCACTGGGCTGATCTGCAGGCGTTCTGGCAGGCGGAGCATTCCGAGGCCTCCGATCCCGAACTGGCCTTCGCCGGCGTGCTGATCCGTTGGGAGCCGGCGCGATGATGGGCCTAACGCGGCGCCAGGCCGACGTCCTGGCAACGATCAAGCAGTTGTCCCGGGACGGCGTCTCCCCGAGCGTTCGGGAAGTCGGGGCGGCCCTCGGCATAGCGTCGATCAGCAGCATCCACCACAGCATGATAAAGCTGGTCGAGAGGGGTTATCTCAAACACCTGCCGCGCCGGTCCCGCTCCTTCGTGATCGTCGAGGCAACGGGCGATGCCGAAGGCCTGCTCGCCCAGCTCGCCGCCCGCCGCGGTGTCCCGCGCGATCGCCTCGTCCAGCAGGCGGTGAGCGAGTTCCTGGAACGGGAGCTCAGGTCATGACCCAGCGCGGCCTCCCGTTCTCCCCAGCCGTCGCGTCCCAGCGCATTGAGCCGGCTGACTCCCTCGACTTCTTTCCGACGCCGCCTTGGGCGACGCGGGCCTTCGTCAAGTATGTCGCGGTGCCGGTGCTCGGCGTGCGTGACGATCATGACGAGTTCATTTGGGAGCCGGCTTGCGGCGAGGGCCACATGGCCGAGCCTCTGCGTGAGGCGTTCCGGCTCGTCGTCGCAAGCGACATCCACCCTTACGGCTATGACCGCGTCTGCGATTTCCTCGCCGAGGAAGATGGGAAGGCAGCGGATTGGATCTTCACCAACCCGCCCTTCAACCAGGCCGTAGCCTTCGCCCGCAAGGCGATCGCGCTTTCGGTGCGCGGCGTCGCGCTCCTCGTCCGGACGCAGTGGCTGCACACCGTCGAGCGCTTCAAGCTCTTCCAGGATCATCCGCCCTTCGTCATCGCCTACTATGTCGAGCGCGTGCCGATGCACCGCGGTCGCTGGGAACCCGGCGGCGACACCGCCACGGATTATTGCTGGGTCTGCTGGAAGCATGGCGCCGAGCCGCGCGCGCCGCTCTGGATCCCGCCGGGCAGCCGGGCTGCCTTCTCCATGCTCACCGATGCCGCCCGCTTCGCGAAGCCAGCCGCGGCGCCGCTGATCGAGCCGGGTGCCTGACCATGGCCCGCTTCCTCGCGCCCCGACCCGCTCCGTCCGACGCCGCCGCCATCTCGGTGTTGCTGGCGCGCGGCGACCTGGAACGGATCGACGGCGAGCGGGAGCGCCTCAAGGAAGTGATCGCCAGTATCGCGCCGCGCCGTTCGACGATCGTTGAAGGCCAGTTGAAGCGGCTGACCAGGCAGCGCGTCGAGATCCTCGCCCGCATCGGGAGGGCCGGCCGATGAGCACCCATCCCGCCATGCTCGCGAAGATTCACATTGCCAAGAAGGAGCTCCGCCTCGAGGAGGCGGAATACCGCGCGCTGCTGCTCCGCGTCGCCGGCGTCGATAGCGCAAAGGATCTGTCCGACGCGAAGGCGACCGCCGTCATCGCCGAGCTGAAGAGCCTCGGCTTCAAGCCGCGCCAGTCGACCGGGCCCAAGCGCCCGCCGGCGCAGCGGGCCGACGTCCGCAAGATCTACGCGCTGTGGGGCTCGCTGCATTCCGGCGCGGCCGATCGCGACGCGCTCCGCGCCTGGGTCAACGGCCGCTTCGGCGTCGCCGCGCCGGAATTCCTGAAGCCCGAGGACGCGCAGAACGCGATCGAGCAGCTCAAGGCCTGGCAGAGGCGGTTGCGGGGGCAAGCATGACCAACGTGTCCGACCACGCCCTTGTCCGCTTCCTGGAGCGATCCGGCGCGCTCGATGTCGAGCAGCTGCGCGGCTTGATCGCCGGCGGCCTTGAACGCGCACGCCGCACCGCCGAGCGGGCCGGCATCGCCGACTACACCGTTACGGCGGACGGCCTGAAGTACATCGTGAAGAACGGCGACCTGGTCACCGTCCTGGACGCTGCCATGCAGCAGAAACCGGGGGGGCCTCGTTGACCGCGCTGCCGCCCGCAACCGACGACGTCGCCCGCCTGGTCGAGCGCATCGGCGCCGAAGCAGCTTTGAAGCTGCTCGAGGCGCGCGGCGGCACGCGCTTGTGGATTCCGGAATCGGCCGAGGGCGGCGTGCTTGCCGGCATCATCGGGCTTGACGCGGCCCAGGCGATGCATCGACATTACGGCAAGGGCGAGATCAAGGTTCCGCTCGGGCGGCCCTGGCGGGTGCTCTGCTACATCGCCATGGGACTGAACCGCCAGCAGGCGGCCCTCAGAGCGGGATGCACCGAGAACACGGTGCATGACATCCTGAGCCGCTACGGCCGCCCCACCAAGATCCAGCTCGACCTTTTCGCCTGACGCCCCGCCCTCGGGGCGTGCCGGCTTTCGGCTGATCCCAGCATCTTCGGTTGACGTTCGGGCTTAAGGCCCGCCCTCCGGAGCGCCGCCGTGATCCGCTTTCTCGCCCTCGCTGCGATCGTCGCCTTGTCGAGCTGCATGCGGCCGGCCTTTGCCCATGAGGCGATGTCAGGCTGGGCGTACCCAGCCAGCTGCTGTTCCGGCGTGGATTGCGCCGAGATCAACGGCGCGGCCGTCCAGGAGACGCCGGGCGGCTACGTCGTCACGGTTCGGCCGGGGGCGCATCCGATGTGGCGTGCCGATCGTCCGGGGGCGCTGGTCGTTCGCGTCGCCTATGCCGAGGCGAAGCCCTCGCCGGACGGCCACTGGCACCTCTGCATCAACGGCCAGGGCGAGTTGCTCTGCTTCTTCGCTGCGATCGGAGGGAGCTGAGCCATGAAGCGCTGGAAGCTCGTCCCGAACTGGAAGCGTGTCGTCAAGCACGCCTGGTCGCTGCGCCTCAACATTCTGCTTTCGGTGGCCTCGGCGGTCGATGCCGGGATCTCCTACTGGGTCGACGGTCGCGCCTCCGCCAGCCTGATGGTCATGGCCGCTTCGCTCGCGGCGAGTGTTGCCCGGCTGGTCAAGCAGGAGACGGTTTCGGGAGCGGGCGATGGCGAGTAAGCGCGCCAAGACCGCTCTCATCGCCGCAACGACAGCCATCGGGTTGTCGACCGCGGTCCTGATCCAACCGTGGGAGGGCTTGGTGCTCAAGTCCCATTGGGACCGTTACGCCAAGATCTGGGACATCTGCTACGGCGAGACCAAGGGCGTCACGGCCGGCATGGTGAAGACCAAGGCCGAATGCGACGGCATGCTGGAAAACCGGGTCTACCGCGACTTCTATCTGCCGCTGACAAGATGCATCGCCGGCTTCGACGACAAGCCGCTCAGCTGGCGGGCGGTCGCCATTTCCACCTCCTACAACGTCGGCGTTGGGAAGATTTGCAGCTCCACAGCTGCGGATCTCGCCCGTGCCGGAAACTACCGCGAAAGCTGCCAGGCCTTCACCAGGTTCAATAGGGCTGGCGGCCAGGTCGTTACAGGGCTGAAGCGCCGCCGTGAGTATGGCGACGCTCAGCGCATCGGCGAGCTCGAGCTCTGCCTCGAGGGTCTGTGATGATCGCCTGGCTCATGAAGGTCACGGGCCTCGGCCGCGCCGCCGTCGTCATGCTCGTCGTGTTGGCGCTGGCTGCTGCGATCGGTCTGGGGGCCTGGGGCACCGTCGCCGGCTATCGCGGCATCATTGCGGACGCTGTCACGGCGGCGAAGGCCGAACGGGATGCGGCCTGGGAGAAGCAGATCGCGCTGGCGAACGCGGCGGCGCAGCAGGCGCGGGCCGATCAGGCACTCGCCGTCTCGCGCATCGAGACGCAGGCGGCCGACCAGGCGGCACGGTTTCAAGACGAGTTGAAAGGGCTGGAGAAGGCGAATGCGGAGCTGGCAGGTGGCGATCGCTGCGGGATTGGGCGCGATCGCGTCCGCCTGCTCAACGGCGCCCGTTGAACCGACCGTGAAGCTCGAGCTGGTCAAGCCGGAGCTGCCGGCATCTGCCCGCAAGGCCTGTGCGAAGCCGGCGGCGATTCCCGATCGGGACATCAGCGAGCGCGAGGCCACGGATCTGTGGGGACGCGACCAGGCGTCCCTGCGCGAATGCGAGACGAGGCGGGCGGCAGCCGTGGCTGCCGTGGATGGAGCGATGCCGTGACGAATCTGGATTGGGCCGGCTGGGTCGCCCTGGCGAAGGATCTCTGGTGGATCATCTCGCTGCCGCTGACCGCGCTCGTCACGGTCGGCATGTTCTATCTGCGCAGCCAGTTTCCGACAAAAGCGCAGCACGACGCCCAGACGCTCACCCTGCAAGCTTCCATCAAGGATCTGCGCGACCACGTCGCCACGAACGAGCGCGCCATCGAGTCCCGCGTCGGCAAGATCGAGGCGGACCTGCGACAGCTCCCCGATCGCCAGGAAGTCCAGGCGCTGGGTGAGCGCATCGGGCGCGTGGAAAAGGAAGTCGCCACCTCGACCGAAACGATCCGCGGCGTCGAGAAGACGACCACCAAGATCGACACGACCCTGGGCCTGATCCTCAAGCACATGTTGGAGAAGAGCGCATGAGCTCTCTGGCCGAGACCCTCGCCAAGGACCGTCGTCTCGTCATCCTGCGCCTCCTGTCGGAAGTGCCGAACTATTCCCTTTCGGCCTCGATGCTGACCAAGGCGGTTCGAGCCATGCGTCATGCGGTGTACGACGACACGATCGCAGCCGACCTGGTCATGCTCGAGCAGCACGGCCTGCTCACGCGGGAAGAAGAGCCTCTCAACGGCAAGACGCTGGTCTTCGCCACGCTCACGCGCTTCGGCCTGGAAGTCGCGAACGGCCGGCCGCACCCGATGGTCGATCAGCCCTCGCCGAAGTTCTGATCATGGCGAAGCGCCCGAGCTCCATCGATCGACTGCCCGAGGAGGTCCGCGACTGGATCGGCCGGCTGCGCGACCAGGGCCGCACGCTGGACGAGATCATCGCGAAGCTACGCGAGCTCGACGTCGAGGCGCTGCCTTCGCGTTCGGCGTTGCATCGCCACCTGCAGAAGGCCGAGGTCATCGCCGAGCGTCTGCGCAAGAGCCGGACGGTGGCGGACGTCATCGTGCGTCGCCTCGGCGAAAGCGAGCCCGACAAGGCCACCAGGCTCAATATCGAGCTCATGCACCAGGCCGTGTTCGATATGCTGGCGAACACGGGCGAGGACGGCGAGGCAGTCGTGCTCGAGCCGATGCAGGTCATGCTGATCGCAAAGGCGCTGGACCATCTCGGCAAGGCCTCGAAGGACGATGTCGCTCGCACCGTCGCCATCGAGAAGCGCGCGGCTGAGAGGGCGCGGGCTGAGGCCCTCAAGCACGCCGAGGCCGTGATCGAGAAGACCGGCGCGACGAAGGGGCTCTCGGCCGAGGCGAAGAAGGCCTTCAGGCGCGAGCTCTTCGGGGTGCGCGATGAAGACTGAAGCTGTTGAAGCCGAGCGCCCGACACGCGAGCAATGGATCGCGATCCGCACGGCGCAAGGCCGGGCGACCGCGGCGGAGTGGCAGGAGACGGATGTCCTGCTCGGCTACCAGGCTGAAATCGTCCGCCAGTGTGAGAAGCATGACGTCGTCGTCGTGGAGAAGAGCCGGCGGACTGGCGCGACCTGGGGCGCCGCGGCCGACGCCGTGCTTCGGTCGGCATCCGGACGCGCCGACGGCGGCATGGACACGCTCTACATGGGCACGTCCCATGACATGGCGAAGGAGTTCATCGACGCTGCCGCGATGTGGGCCCGCCTCTTCGAGAAGGTGGTCACAGCCACCGGCGACGTCATCTTCGACGATGGGTCGGACAAGGGCGTCCAGGCACTGAAGATCGATTTCGCCTCAGGCTTCTCGATCGTGGCGCTGTCGTCGAAGCCGCGCAGCTTGCGCGGCCGCCAGGGTTTCGCTGTGCTGGACGAGGCCGCCTTCGTCGATAACCTGGCGGAACTGATCAAAGCCGCCATGGCGTTCCTGATCTGGGGCGGCAAGGTGCTGATCATCTCGACGCATAACGGCGCCGAGAACCCGTTCAACCAGCTCGTCGTCGATATCCGAGCGGAGCGGCTCCGCTACGGCCTTATCCGCTTTGACCTGGACGATGCGCTGAAGGACGGCCTGTTTGAGCGCATCTGCCTGATCAATGCCCACAAGCATGGGGAGTGGACGCCGGAGAAGGAGGCGGACTGGCGCGAGGAGCTCATCGGCAAATACGGCGATGGTGCCGACGAGGAGCTCTACTGCATCCCGAGCCAGGGCTCGGGCGCCTGGCTGCCCGGTCCGCTGATCGAGGCGCGCATGCACGACGCTCCGGTGCTGCGCCTGTCTTTCCCCGAATCCTTCACGATGGAGCCCGAGCACCGCCGCAAGGCCGAGGTCCAGCACTGGATCGAAGACGAGCTCGAGCCGGTGATGCGAGCGACCCTCGACCCTGCGCTGCAGTCCGCCTTCGGCATGGACATCGGCCGCCATCGCGACCTGACGGTGATGTGCCCGATGCAGCTCACCCGGACGATGCGCCGGGTGGTGCCTTTCATGGTCGAGCTCGCGCGGGTGCCATTCCAGCAGCAAGAGCAAATTCGTGACGCGATCGCCCGCGCCCTGCCGCGCTTCATCGGCGGCCGGATCGACGCCACCGGCATCGGCGCCTCACTCGCGGAATCCGGCACGCAGACCTTCGGCGAGCGCATGATGGGCGTGAAGTTCTCGACCGAGTGGTATCGGGTCGAGATGCCGCCGGTGAAGGCGGCCTTTGAGGACGATGCGATCGCCGTCCCGCGCGACGCCGAGGTCGCTGCGGATCTGCGCGCCTTCCGGATCATCAAGGGCATTGCCAGCCTGCCGGCCCTGCGTGCGGCGGCCAGCGCCGGGGGCACCCGCCACGGCGATGCCGGCATTGCCATCGTGCTCGCCTATGCGGCGACCCGCATGCCGTTCGTTCCCTACAGCTACCAGGCAGTGACCTCGGCCGGCCCGGTCGCGCTGGACGGTCCGCGCGGGATGGGCGCCGGCCGCCACCAAGACGACGACGAATCGCGCGGCGCGTTGCTGCCGCGCCTGCGCAGGAGCTTGTGATGGCCCGCCTCTCCAAGCTGCTCGGGCCGGACGGTCGCCCGATCGACTACGACGACGTCTTCGGACCGCCCAAGGCCGGGCCGACGCTCACCGGCGTGCGCACGCCCATCTCCGGCCATCCGGCAGATGGGCTGACGCCGACGCGCCTGGCTTCGATCCACCGGGCGGCCGCCACCGGAAACCCGCTCGCCTGGCTCGAGCTCGCCGAGGACATCGAGGAGCGGGATCCGCACTACCTGTCCGTGCTCGGCACGCGCCGTCGCTCGGTCGCGCAGCTGCCGATCACCATGGAGGCGGCGAGCGACGATGCCGAGCATGTCCGCCATGCCGACTTCCTGCGCGAGTGGCTGAAGGAAGGCGTGCTCGAGCTCGCGCTCTTCGACATGCTCGACGCGATCGGCAAGGGCTTTTCCGTCATGGAGACGGACTGGGAATCGACGCCCGAGGCCGTGCTGCCCAAGTGCTTCGAGTATCGCCCGCAGCGCTGGTTCGAGTTCGACCTTATCGATGGCGAGACGGTGGTGCTGGCCGAGGGCGTGACCCGCGAGCCGCTCTCGCCGCACAAGTTCATCGTCCATCGCCACAAGGCCAAGAGCGGCCTGACGATCCGCTCCGGCCTGGCCCGCGTCGCCTCCTGGGCGTGGATGTACAAGGCCTTCACGGCGAATGACTGGGCGATCTTCACCCAGAACTACGGGATGCCGACCCGCGTGGGAAAGTTCGACCGCGCGGCCTCCGACGCGGACAAGGAGGTGCTGTGGCGCGCCGTCGCCAACATCGCCGGCGACTGCGCCGCCATCATCCCCGCCGAGATGTCGATCGACTTCGTCTCGGTCGACAAGGGCACCGGCACGCCGGGGCAGCTCTATGAGCGGCGCGTCGATTGGCTCGACCGCCAGATCTCGAAGCTCGTGCTCGGCCAGACCACCACAACGGACGCCGTCTCTGGCGGCCATGCTGTTGCCCAGGAGCATCGTCTCGTCCAGGAGGATCTGGAACGCGCCGACGCGAAGCTGCTCTCGGCCTCGCTGACGCATCAGCTGATACCGCTGATCATCTCGCTCAACTTCGGGCCGCAGGCGAAGTATCCGCGCATCAACATCGGCCGGCCCGATGAAGTGCCGTTGAACGATGTCGTCAACGCCCTCGACAAGTTGGGCCCGCAGGGTTTGACGATCGAGGCGAGCGAGCTGCGCGACCGGCTTGGCTTCTCGGATCCCGCCAAACCTCGGAAGGACGGCAAGGCCCCGGAACTGATCGGTGGCCGCCCGCCGGCGCCGCAGCCGCTGGAGCTTGGCAAACCGAATCCGGCGTTGTCGGTGCCGGGCGCTAAGCCCGGCATGCTCGATCAGGTCCGCCATATCGTCTCGCGCCATGCCTCGGCGCCGGAACCCGACTTGGTCGACAAGCTGACGGGCGCGCTCGCCGAGGATGCCGCCGGCGCGATGGCGGGACTCACCGGCCAGATCCGCGCCGCCTTCGACGCGGCGACCGACATGCAGGATCTCGCGCAGCGCCTCGCGCTGATGCAGCTCGATCCGAAGGCGCTGGCGGAGGCGATGGGGCGCGGCCTGGCGCTCGCGAACATGGCCGGCCGCGCGGCGCTCCTCGAGGAGATCGGAGGCAGCCCCGGTGAACGCTCGGCGTGAAGGGCTGGCCCGCCATCACGGATGGCGCGCCAATCGCCCACAACTGTTTCAATTTCAGTTTCAAAAGATTTTCCGGGGCGATGGGGCCGAAACCGGAACCGCCCGCCAGCGGGCTTCCCTGAGGCTCACTCTCCGGAGGACGCCGTGATCGATTTCAGCACCATCTCGTCAGCGCTCGATCTGCCCTTCGAGGAGGCGATCGAGTTCCTCCGCCAAAAGGTCAACACGACATCGACGGGCTGGACCGATGTCTTCGGCCGCGCCAACACCAAGGGCTTCACTGTCGCTGGCGCCACCACCGACGCCCTGGTGGCGGATTTCCGGGCGGAGATAGAGAAGGCTCTTGACCAGGGCACCACGCTGCAGGAGTTCCGCGGCCGCTTCGACGAGATTGTCCAGAAGCATGGTTGGGAGCACACCGGCCGGCCGGGTTGGCGGTCCCGCGTCATCTACGAGACCAATCTTTCCATGGCCTATTCGGCCGGTCGCTATGCTCAGCAGACCGAGCCCGAAACGCTGCTCGCCTTCCCGTACTGGCAATATGTCCATTCGGGAGCGCGGCACCCGCGCAAGCAGCACCTTGCCTGGAACGGCATGGTGCTCGCCGCGACCGATCCCTTCTGGGACTGGGCCTATCCGCCGAATGGCTGGGGCTGCGGCTGCCGGGTGCGGCCGCTTTCCGAGACGAGGATGCGCCGCCAGGGTCGGACCGGCGTCGACGAGGCCCCGGAGCGGATCCCGACACAGACCGTGGTCAAACGCACCGGCGAGGTGTTGAAGGGCTCGCTCGGCGTGGATCCGGGCTTCGACTACAATCCGGGCAAGGCCTGGAAGGAGATCCCGGTCGCGCAATGAGCGGCATCCAGCTCATCACCCGCATGGACGTCTCGCAGGCGCAGAGCGGCTTCCAGCGGCTCGCGATGGCGGTTTCCGACACCACGCCGATCATGCGCGCGATTGGCACCGGGCTCGTCACCTCGACGCAGGATCGCATGGATGATGGCGTCGGGCCGGACGGCGGCGCCTGGGCAGCCCTCAATCCCCTCTACGCCGCCGGAAAGAAAGGGCCGGGCATCCTGCGCGAACGCGGCATGCGCGGCGGCCTGCAGGGCTCCATCACCTACAGCGCCGGGCGCGACCAGGTCGCGGTCGGGTCGAACAAGATTTACGCCCGCATCCACCAGGAAGGCGGCGTCATCACTCCAAAGGGGTCTGGTCGACTGGTCTTCCGCCTCGGCAACAGCGTCGTCCATGCCCGCTCTGTCACCATCCAGGCGCGGCCCTATCTCGGCGTCAGCCGCGAGGATCGCGAGATGATCCTGGACGTCGTCACCGGCGCGCTTGATCGCGCCATCGGTTCCGGTTCATCATCGTCCCGCCCGCGCTGATCCGCCGGCGTCTCCTTCCCTCATCGTTGCAATAGGCGCCGCCCCGATCTCGGGGCGTGCCGCGCCCTGTGCTCTCCCGCCAGATTGGCCGGGATGACGACGTTTGTTTCCTCCCTTCACTTCCAGATCCCGGCGACGGGTGAGGCGCCCGAATGGGTCCACCTCACTCCCGCCGGGACTTTTTCCGGGGCGGACGGACGCGGGCCTTTCACGCTCGGGGACGCTGACGATGTGATCCGAACCTCCATGGCGGCCGGCAAGCTGCCGATCGACGAGAACCACGCCGTCGACAAGGCCGCGCCCGAGGGGCGCCCGTCGCCGGCGCGGGGCTGGATCGTCGAGATGCAGGCCCGGCCGGACGGCCTCTGGGGCCGCGTCGAATGGACCGGATCCGGCGCCGAGCTGATGCGGGACAAGGCCTATCGCGGCATCTCGCCTGTTTTCACCCACACGAAGGAAGGCGGCCGCGTGGTCCGCGTCCTGCGCGCGGCCCTGACCAACGACCCGAACCTGACACTGACCACCCTTCATTCGCGGAGCAATTCCATGGATTTCCTCGCCAAGCTGCGCCAGGCGCTCGGCCTTCCCGCCGACGCCGCCCAGGACGCGATGCTGACCAGCGTTTCGGCGCATGCGCTCGCCGGCACCACGCTCGGCAAGGTCTCGGCTGTGCTCGGCCTCGCCGCCGACGCGAAGTCCGACGACATCATTGCCGGCGCCACGGCCAAGGCGGCGGATGCCGGCAAGCTCACGGCGATTTCCGCGAACTGCAAGGCTGCCGGCCTCGATCTCGAAAAGCTGACGCCAAAGGAGCTGGAAACCCAGCTGATGGCGCGGTCCGGCTCCAGTGCCGAGACCGAGCTCCGCCAGACGGTGATTTCCCTGCAGTCCCGCCTCGATACGCTGGCCGGCGACCAGGCGAAGGAGAAGGCCACCACTTTCATCGACGGCGCGATCGCGGCCGGCAAGCCGATCAAGGCGATGCGCGACCACTACATCGCGCGCCACCAGAAGGACGCCGCCGCCGTCGAGAGCGAAGTCAACGCGCTCGTCTCGATTCACGCCGGCGGCATCGTCCGGCCGCCCAAGCCTGAAGACGGCGCTCTCGATGCCGACGAGACGAAGGTGGTCGAGATGATGGGCCTCGACCCCAAGAAGTACGCCGAAAGCAAGGCCCAGCTGGAGAAGGCGGTCCTCTGAGGCCGCTCGACCGCAACGCAACGGAGCACTGACCCATGGCCGCCCTGACCGCCGACCGCAACACGCCGACCCGCAAGTCCGACCTGATCGAGCTGCCGGCGGCTGCGGCCAAGAAGTTCTTCGCCGGCGCCCTGGTCGCGCTCGACGCCAACGGGCGCGCCACGCCGGGTGCGGTCGCGGCGACGCTCAAGGGCCTCGGCCGTTGCGAGGCCTACGCCGACAATTCGGCCGGTGCGGCGGGCGACATCCAGGTGAAGATTCGGCGCGGCGGCTTCCGCTGGAACAACTCCGCTTCGGGCGACCTGATCACTGCCGCCGACATCGGGTCCGATTGCTACATCGTCGACGATCAGACGGTGGCGAAAACCAACGGCAGCAACACCCGTTCGGTGGCGGGCAAGATCATGGATGTCGACGCCCAAGGCGTCTGGGTCCGCTCCGGCCTCTGACGGCCACCCCTTCCTTCATCAGAGGCCAGCTTCATGCAGATCAACCAGAACTCGATGCGGCTCCTGAATATCGGCTTTCATGCCGCTTTTCAGTCCGGTCTCGCCGCTCTTGCGGCCTCCCAGTTCGGCCGTGTCGCCACCACGGTCCCCTCGACCACGCGAGAGCAGGACTATGGCTGGCTCGGCAAGATGCCGAACGTGCGCGAGTGGATCGGCGATCGCGTCGTTCACAACATCGCCCAGTCGGGCTACTCGATCCGAAACAAGTCGTACGAGGTGACGATCTCCGTCAGCGCCGACGACATCAAGGACGACAACCTCGGCATCTACGGGCCGATGTTCACCGAGCTCGGCGCAGCCTCCGGCGCCCACTATGACCAGCTCGTCTTCGCGTTGCTGAAGGCCGGCTTCGCCACCGCCTGCTACGACAAGCAGTATTTCTTCGACACCGACCACCCGGTCCTCGCCGAGGACGGCGTCACCGTCAATTCGGTCGCCAACACCGATGGCGGCTCGGGCGACCCCTGGTTCCTGATCGACGACACCCGCACCCTGAAGCCGATCATCCTGCAGAAGCGCGAGGCCTGGAACCTGGTCAGCAAGGACAAGCCGACCGACGACAACGTCTTCGACCGCAAGGAATTCGTCTACGGCACCGACGCTCGCCACAACGTCGGGTTCGGCTTCTGGCAGTTCGCCTGGGGCTCCAAGCAGACGCTCGACGCTGCGCACTATGCCACCGCCCGCGCGGCGCTGCAGGGCATGAAGGGCGATCACGGCCGCCCGCTGGGCGTGCGCCCGCGTCTGCTGTTGGTGCCCCCCTCGCTCGAAGGCAAGGCTAACCAGATCATCAATGCCGAGAACGACGCCGCCGGCGCCAGCAACGTCTGGAAGGGCACGGCCGAGGTTTTGGTCTGCCCCTGGCTGGCCTGAGCGTCGCCAGACGTCTTGTCAGAGCCGCCGGTGTCCCCGGCGGCTTCGGAGAGGACGCCACTCAACCGGAGACCCCGATGTCCGAGACCCCGAACCCTGCCGATCAGGCCGAAGAGACCAAGGCCGAAACGGTGCCTCAGATCCGCATCATCAACCGGGCTCACGAGGGCTTCCGGCGTGGCGGCATCGGCCATCCGGCCGACAAGACCTATCCCGTGACGGAGTTTACGCCGGAGCAGGTCATCGCCTTCCAGAACGAGCCGATGCTGACCGTGATCCTCGACCCGGTCGCCGCCGAGGCGCTCGAAACGGTCAAGGGCCGCAAGCCCAAGAAATAACCCCCGAGAGCGGGTCCGGGTCGCCGTCGCACGCTCAGCGGCCCGGTTAGGTGGAAAGGGCTTCGGCTCGCTCCTCCCGGACATCCCCCGATCAGACGGCCGCCGGCGTGCGGGGCGGCCGTCGCTTTGGGATGTAGAACTTCCATGGCCTACGCCACCGTCCAGGACATGATCGGCCGCTTCGGCGAGACGGAGATGCTGCGGCTCTCCTCCGTCGATGGCGAGCTGCCGGAGACGGTCACGGCCGCCCCGGTCGAGCAGGCGATCGCCGACGCGGACGGCATCGTCGATTCCTATCTGCGCAAGCGCTACAGCGTGCCTCTGCAAGTCGTGCCGCAGGTCATCACCCGCGCCAGCTGCATCCTCGCCCGCTACGACCTCTCCGTCGGCGGCGATCGCGAGCCGCCGGAGCAGGCCAAGAACGACCGCAAGGACATCGTTGCGTGGCTGACGCAGATCGCAGCCGGCACCGTCACGCTCGACGGCGTCGCACCGTCCCAGCCCAGCAGCGTCGGCCGGACGCAGGACCGCGAGCGCATGTTCGGCCGGTTTGGGGAGCGCGGCTTATGAGCGCTGTCGATCCCGTCTCGCTCGCCTGCGACGCCGTCGAAGCGAAGCTGCGCACGTTCTTCAAGCCGAAGGTCTGGGAATTCGCGATCGTTCCCGACCCGATGTCGATCGCAGAATTCAAGTCTGTGACCCGCAAGACGCCTCTGTTGGCGCTCGGCTGGCGCTCATTCAATCCGGCTTCGAAGAGCAATGGCCGACGCGGCCAGTATGATATCGCGCTCCGCTTGACGGTGGTGGTCAAGAACCAGCTCAACGCCGACAAGCGCTTCAAGGGCGATGCGGCAGGGCCGGGCCTGTTTCCTGCCGCTCTCGCCGCAATGCTGCTGCTGAACGGTCATTCCGTGCCGGATCTCGGGACTTTCTTCGTCACCGCCACGGCTCAGGCCTATGCCGATGGCTATGACGACCTCAACGCCGCGATCGCGACCATCGACCTGTCGATCATGGTGACGATCGGTGACGTCACCGGCGAATTGGCATCCGCCCCCGACTTTCTGCGCGCCCTCTCCACCTTCGAGCCCTGGCCGGATGGCCAGGAACGGGACGGCGCCCTGTCAGTGCGGGCCGGAGAGGTCGCGCACGCCGAAGAACCCGAGGAGCTCTGAGCATGGCCGACGACCGCAAGTATCTGAAGCCCGGCGAAGGCCGCGTCGTGCGCCGCGAGGACACCGGCGAGCTCTGGCCGGCCGAGGGCGACTTCGCCGACCTCACCCTCTTCGTCCGCCGCCGCATCGCCGATCGCGACCTGGTCGCGGCCACGCCGCCGAAGCCCGCCAAGCCCGAAGGCGAGAAGTAAGGATCCGCCGCGATGATCAACTTCAACGAGATCCCGTATGACTGGCTGGTCCCCGGCACCTATGTCGAGGCCCGCCGCAACTACCGGAACATGGGCCTGGTCGCCTTCCCGGCGCGCACCGTCGCCTTCGTGCAGAAGCTAGCTGGCGGGATCGCCGTGGCGAGCCAGCTCTACGAAGTCACCCGGCCGGAGGACGCGACCGTGCTGTTCGGCGCGGGCTCGATCGGCCAGCAGATGGTCGCGGCCTTCAAGAAGGTCAACAAGACTACCCGCTTCTACGCGATCGCGCTCGCCGACAACGGCGCTGGCGTGAAGGCGACGAAGACGATGACCTTTACCGGCTCGGGCAGCGGTACGATCTCGATCTACATCCAGAACCGCCGCGTGCGCTTCGCCGCGACCTCGACCATGACGGTGACCCAGCTCGCCAGTGCAGCCATCGCTGCGATCAACGCCGATGCCGACATGCCGGTGGTCGCAACCTCGGCCGCCGGTGTTGTCACCCTCACGGCCAAGCATGCCGGCGAGTGCGGCAACGCCATCGATGTCCGCATGCGCAAGTTCGCCGATGAGATCCTGCCCGGCACTATCTCCGTCGCGATCGCCGCCGGCACGGCTGGCTCCGGCAACCCGGACGTCGCGACGCTGATCGCCGCGATCGCGAACGAGTGGTACACCGACTTCATCATGCCCTGGGACGATGCCGCGAATCTCGCGGCGCTGACGGCCGAGCTCGCTGCCCGCTTCCAGGCGATGGGCAAGAAGGACGGGCACGCCTATGTCGGCCATGCCGGCACCTATGGCCAGCTTGGCACCAAGGGCGCGCTCACCAACTCACCCTTCCTCTCGCCGATTGGCGCCAAGAACCCGATGTCCGCGCCCTGGGAGATGGCGGCGGCGCTTGCCGGCGTCTGCGCCTTCCAGCTCACCAACGATCCCGCTCGCCAGCTGCGTTCGCTGGCGCTGACCGGCATCGCCGGGCCGGAATCAGTCGACTGCTTCACCGAGACCGAGCGCGATCTGCTGCTGCGCCAGGGCATCTCGACCTGGACGCGATTGGACGACGGCACCATCGTCCTCGAGCGCGTGATCACCGCCTACAAGACGACGTCGCTCGGCGCGCCGGATCGCTCGTATCTCGACATCATGGTGCCGAAGACACTGACCCGCATCCGCTACGACTGGGCGATGTATGTCACGCTGCTCTATCCGCGCCACAAGCTAGCCGATGACGACAGCGTCGCCGCCAACAACAACGACGCCGTGGTCACGCCGCGCCGCATGCACGGCTCCTGGGCGACGCGCTGCAAGCTCTATGAGCGCTTGGCCTGGATCGAGGATGTCAACCGCACCGTCTCGGAGAGCGAGTTCGAGCGCGACGAGAGCGACAAGAACCGCATGAACTCGCAGCAGCAGATCCGCATCATCGGCAACCAGATGGTGCTGGCTTCTGCGCTCGAGTTCCAGGACTGACGCACAAAAGTCTGAGGCATCTGACGCGGCGTTGAAGCCGCCTTGAAAGGAAAGCGCGATGGCGCAGACGCTCGGCATCATCGACATCGTCTGGCAGGGCCGGAACATCCCGGTCGAGAAGGGCGCAAAGCTCAAGCTCGGCGGCATGAAGAACAATGCCGTCGTCTACGGCAAGCGCGTCGGAAACGCGCAGGAGTTCGTCGCCTCCGAAATCGAGGCGACCACCGCGCTCGAACGCGGCCAGCGCGTGAAGGATCTCTATCCCTCGGGGTCGGGCGAGCTGCAGGCGATCTGCGATACCGGCCAGACCTACGTGTTTCCGGATGCCTTCCTGACCGACACCATCGAAATGACCGGCGGCGAAGGCGGCAAGGTGCCGCTGAAATGGTCTGCCGGCGACTATGAGGAGATCCAGGCGTGAAGACCGAACCGATCGTCATCGAAGCGGACGAGGAAGCCGCCGCCACCGCCGGCTCCGCTCAGTCCCTCGTCATCGAAGAAGATGGCGCCGAGGCCAAAAGGACGAAGCTGCCGGAGCGGGCCGTCCGCAACGACGACGGCAGCGTCACGCTGCCGCTGATCAAGAAGGTCGGCTTCACGGTGAAGTCCAGCACTGGCTCGCGCCGGGAGGAGGTTGCCGAACTCACCTTCCACGAGCTCGGCGGCGCCGATCTGCGGATCATGGCTCAGGCCTCCGACGACATGAAGCCGGTGGTGGCCTTCGCCCGCGCGACGCGGATCGCAACCAACCGGATGATCGTGATCTTCGACCAGATGGGGAGCCGCGACATCAAAGCCGGCGGCGATATCATCTCCTTTCTTTCGGAGTGAGTGGCCGGACGACTGGCCGCTGATCGTCGGCAGCGTCGCCCGTTACTACGGCGGCGGCTTCGATCGGGCGGAGCGCCTGACGCTCCCCGAGCTGCGCTGGTGGTTCAACATCGCCGCCGAGCTCGAGCGCCGGGCCGCCGAGGCCGCGAAGGGATAGAGCGATGGCCGATCCGAACATGAAGGTCTCCGTCCTCGTCCAGCTGGTCGACCGACTGACGGCGCCTCTGCGCGGTCTCACCCGCGGCATCGCCGGCGTGGCCCGCTCGGTCGGAGATCTCGGCCGTCGCATTGGCGTCGTCGGCGCGGCGCTTGCCGCGCTCTCGTTCACCGCTCCCCTGCAGCAGGCCGCCGCCTGGGATGCCTCACTGCGCGACATCGCGATCACGGCCGGCAAATCGGGGGCGGCCGTCGAGAGCATGATTGCCGAGACCAGCCGGCGCTATGAGAAGCTCGCGTTCGAAACGGGGCAACGCTCGGCCGACATCGCCAAGGGCGCGCAGCTCCTCGTCGCCGCGGGTATGGATTCCGGTCTGATCGACCGGCTGATGCCGACGATCGCCCGCGTCTCCACGGCGGCCAACGCCGAGCTGACCGACACGGCGAAGACGGCCTTCGCGCTCTCCGACACGCTGAAGATCCCGGCCGATCAGATGGAGACCGCGCTCGCTAAGCTGGTGACGGCGGGCAAGCTCGGCCGCTTCGAGTTCAAGAATATGGCGGCAGAGTTCCCGAGCCTGACCGCCCAGATGGCGAAACTCGGCATCACCGGCATGGAGGCGGTCGAGTCGCTTGGCGCCAGCCTGCAGATCGCCATGCTGGGCACGGCGAACCCCTCCGAGGCGGCGAACAACCTCAAGAACTTTCTGACCAAGATCAACGCCCCCGAGGCGATCAAGAAGTTCGAGAAGGAGCTGCAGGTCGACGTCACCGGCGTCATGACCGACGCCGCGGCCAAAGGCATCAACCCGGTCGAGGCGGTGATCCAGAAGCTCGCCTCCAAGCTCAAGGTGCCGCAGGCCGAGATCGACAAGATCATGAAGAAGGCCGGGCAGTCGAATATGTCCGACAAGGAGCGCGAGGCCACGATCCGCAAGCAGGTCGAGCAGCTGATCTCGGGCACGCGGCTGGGCAAGATCTACGCCGACATGCAGGTGCTCGATTTCCTGATCCCGACCCTGCTCAACGTCGACAAGATCAGGGACTTCCGCCGCCAGCTGAAGGAGTCCGGCATCGACGTGATCGCCCAAGATTTTGACAGCCGGATGCGCGGGCTTTCCGGCCAGATGTTCTATTTCTCCGAGGTCGGCACCCAGGCGATGCGCCGGATCGGTCTCGCCTTTGCGTCGAATCTGCCGATGGCGAACAAGGCGCTCGCCGATCTCCTGAAATGGGTCTCGGATATCGACGCGAAATGGCCAGGACTGATCGACGGCGTCGTCTCCTGGACCGGTGTGCTGCTGGCCCTAGGCGCATCGATCGCCATCCTGACGCCGATCGTCTCGGGGTTGGCAGCGGTGCTCGGGCTGATCTTCTCCTGGGTCGGCCTGGTCGTCGGCGGGCTCGCTGCGCTGAGCTATGGCGCCTATCTCCTGTACCAGAGCTGGGACAGCGTCGTGGCAGGGCTGAAGAAGATCTGGGCGGACGTCGTCGCGGCCTATGCCGCGCTCTATGACCAGCTGTCCCGGGATCTCTCTTCGGCCTGGAACGGGATGCTGCAAGCCGGCTCCGCCGCTTGGGACGGCATCAAGGCGAAGGGCCAGGAGTTCCTCGCCTGGGCGCAGGGGCTGCCCGCTCAGCTCGCGCAGATCGGCGCGGCCGCCATCCAGGGCCTCTGGGATGGCATGGCCTCAAGGCTGGACGCCATGATCGCCTGGCTTCAGGCAAAATGGGCCTCGATCTCGGGGCTGTTCAAGCTTCCTTCCCTCGGCGGCGCGCTGCCCGGCACCCCCGGCGGCACTGGCGTCGACCCGATGGGAAATCCGACAGGCGGCTTCAATCCGACCTCCGCGCCTGGCGGCGGCGTCGGCGGCTCGGCCGGCTTCACCCGCACGGCCGGCGGCCCGGCCGCCAACAGCAACGTCAATGTCGGCGGGCGCATTGTGGTTGAGGCGGCCGAGGGCTCGCGTATCGTCAACGTGCAGTCGGAGAACCCCGCCGTGCCGGTGACGCCGAACCGCGGCACGATGCTGGGTAGGGCCTGATGGCGCTCTTCGACGATATCGACGGTCTTCTTCCCGGTCTCATGCCCGCCGCCTGGCGCGGCCAGAGCTTCTGGGCGATCAACGTCCAGCATTCGGTCGGCCGGCGCATCCACCAGGTGCTGTTTCCCGGCCTCGACCTGAAGACGCATGACGACACCGGCCCCCTCGACGGGCCGATCCGGATCTCCGGCCTGGTCATAGGCGACGATTACGTGCAGCAGGCCGAGGCGCTGCATGCGGCCTTCAGGGCTCCCGGCCCGGCGACGCTGATCCATCCCTGGCGCGGGCCGATCCGCTGCGTCCTGTTCCGGCCGGCCTCGATCGAGTTCGACGTCAAGGAGCTGCGGGTCGCGCGCATTGATGCCGAGTTCGACCCGGTCACGGCCGGCGGCAGCATCGTCGCCACGCTCGGCGCCGTGCTCGTGGCCGCCGGCGGCCTCATTGATGCCGCGATGTCGCTGGCCAACCTCGCGCTCTCGGCCTCGCCGATCGCCGCCGCGATCCAGGCACGGGCGATCGCGGCGAGCGGGACAGCCGTCGCAATCGCCAGCAGCTGGGCGGGCCAGGCGCCTCGCGCGGCACAGATCCTGCCAGCCGTCGCCTCGGCCGAGGCGGCGATCACCAGCGCCGTCGCGCTCCCGGCCCAGGGCGCGCGGGCGGCAGCTCTCGCTGCCGTGCCGCCGGCGCTGTTCTCCGCGCTCTCGGCGGCCCATCGCCCGCAGCCGGCCTCCGGAATCGGGCCCGGCCCGCAGGCGATCCAGCCGCCGCCTGCGGATCCGCGCGGAGGAACGACGCTGCTGCTGGCGATCGCCGCCGATATCGGTCGGCGTCTGCGCCCGGCCGAGCCGATCGCGCTCTCGGGCTTGAGCCCGATCGCACCGGCCGAGCTGCCGACCGCCGTCGCCGAGAAGGCGGTGTTGCTCGCGGCCGAGGCCGGGGCGCTGGCCGAGGCGGCCAAGCTCGCCGTTCAAATCCCCTTCAACTCCCGGCAGGACGCGCAGGCCCATGCCGGCGGGCTCGACGCTTCGCTGCGACGCGCCCAGACCAGCGCGGCGGATCTCGCCGGCAGCCAGGCCGCGCCGGCGGCGACGCTCTGGCGGGCGCTGGGCGAGACGCGCGCCAAGCTGGCGATGGACATGTCCGAGGCCATCGGCCGGTTGCCCTCCGTCCAGCGCATCGAACCGCCGGGCCCGGCCTCGGCCTTCGTCCTCGCGCAGCACCTGGTTGGCGACGATCCCGCTGCCGTCATCGCTTTCGCCGGCGATATCGTTCGCCGCAACCGGCTGCGGCATCCGGCGAGCCTCGGCCCCGGCCCGATCGAGGTGCTGCTGTGAAGCCGGCCGCCGAGCCGACCCGCCGCGTCACGCTCTCGATCGACGGCCGCAACTTCGACCAGTTCTTCCGTGCCGATCTCTGCCATGACCTCAGCGAGCTCGCGGCCTCTTTCGAGCTCTCCTGCCGCGACGAAGCGCGGGCGATGCAGACATGGGACTATGCGACGCCGGTCGACGGCTCCGGCCCGCTCGACTGGGGCAAGCAGGTCACGATCACCATCGATGGCGAGATCTGGCTGATCGGCTGGGTCGACGACGTCATGCCGGATGCCTCGGTCGGCCAGAACGGCGTCGTCATCACCGGCCGTGACATGACCGGCGACCTGGTCGATTGCCCGCCGGATCCGCGCGGCAAGCACGAATATCGCGACATCTCGCTGACCGAGTTCGCCGAGAAGCTCTGCTCGCCCTTCGGCATCAAGGTCCGCTGCGACACGGACGTCTCGCCCAATTTCGACAAGATGACCGTCGAGGCCGGCGAGACCGTGCTGTCAGCCCTGTCGAAATACGCCAAGCAGCGCGGAGTCCTGATCACCACCGATCGCGTCGGCACACTGGTCATCACCCGCTCCGGCCAGGAGCGCGCGGCCGGCTCGATCCAGTTTCCGGGCAACAACGTCACCCGCCTGCGCGGTTCCTTCTCGGCGCGGGAGCGCTTCAGCGACTATTTCGTGAAGGGGCAGTCGGAGAAGAATGGCGGCAAGCGCGGCAAGTCGGCAGCCCTGGACGCGACGGCCGCGCCCCTCGAGTCGGCGCCGAGCCAGCCGGCGCCGGCGACCTCGGATCCGGAGGACGAGCCGGAGGGCGCCGGTGCGTTGGTCATGGGCCATGCGCGGGATCCCGAGGTGACTCGCTGGCGGCCCTTCATCGCCATGGCCCGGACCAAGGCCACGTCCTTCGACGCGCAGCGCCAGGCCGAATGGGAGATGCGGACCCGGCGCGGCAAGGGCGATAAGGAGGACTATTCCTGGCCGGAATTCCGGGCCAATGGCCAGCTCTGGAAACCCAACACCATCACTGATGTGGTCGATGCCTATTCCAACATTGACCGCGACATGCTCGTCGCCGGCGTCCGCGTCAGCTACGGCGAGCGTGGCGTCCGCACCGGCCTGCGCCTGACCGGGCCCGAGGCCTATGACGTGCTGCCGGAAGGCGATCGCCGCGCCGACAAGGGCTCGGGCAAGAGCGCGGGCAAGGCGAACTCCGCCAAGGGCGGCAAGCTCGATTCAACGGCCTATCCGCTCTGAGGACTGCCATGGACTGGAAGGAAATCGCCCACGCTCTCCGCGGCATCGTCTCGCGGTCGGTTGTGCGCTCCACCAATGACGAAGGGGCGATGCAGACGGCGAGCGTGACCACACATCGCCATGTCGACCGCACCAATGTCGAGATCGTGCAGCCCTTCGGCTTCGCCTCGAGGCCGCCCGCCGGCGGGCTGATGATCGTGCTGGCGATCGGCGGCGACCAGGGCGACCTCGCCGGCCTTCCGGTCGCGGCGCCTGGCGCCCGCCTCGGCAAACTCGCCGAGGGCGAGGCTGCCATGCACAACGCCAAGGCTGACCGCATTCACATCAAGGCAGACGGTTCGATCGAGGTTCTGTCGAGCAGGAAGGTGTTCGTGAAGGTCAAGGAGACGACGGTCGAGGTGACGGAAGACCGCGTCATCGCCAAGGTCGATGGGGACGCCCGCGCCGTCGTTCGACCCGACTACGCCAAGATGCGCAAGGGGGAGCACTGGGTGGTTGTCGACGACAGCGGAATCAAGTGTTCTGTTGCGCCGGTCGTGGGGCCGGATCCGGAGCCGGGGGTTTGACGTCATCTCATTTTCCGACACTCGAAGAGCTGCAGCGCGGACTGCGTCGCCTCGACAGATTGCTAACCACGATAGTGAGGCGGCATGGAAGGCATTGGCTGGCCGTGGGAAGGATGTTCCGGGGAGCGGATTTACTCGTCCAAGCAGGGTGGCTCCCACATCCCTGCGTCTATATTGGCGACATCGCAGACCTCGCGGAGGGGGACGTCGCCGACGATGCCGAGCGACGATACCGAGCTGCGACCGGGGCCATTGAAGCCGAGCTGCTGAAACGCATTATAGATTCCGGATTGTTGCCGTCGTCTGCCGCCCCTTTGAGAGAAGCTGTTGACGTCCATCGGCAAGGTTTCTTTCGAGCCACGACCCGCCTCGTTTTTCCTGCTTTGGAGCAGGTGGTCCGCGCCGACCTTCTAGGGACAAGGTGGGGTATGCACACTCAGCTTCGCAAGCTGCGGGAACGCCTCAATAGCGTCGCGCTGACAGATCATTGGCCAGAGGCCAGGATCCATTCGGTATCGCTCTTCGAGAACCTAGAGAGCCACTTCTTCGACAGGGTGGATGGTGAGGCGGATCTCGCTCGGTTCCAGGCGAGCGGAATCCCGAACCGTCACGCATGCCTGCATGGCGTTATTGACTATCAGACCTTCCAGCATAGCGTGAACAGCCTCATCTTCGCGGATTATCTCCTGCGGATGCTGATCTCGATTAAGTCCGAAACGCCCTGACGCCCCGATCTCGGGGCGTGCCGATGATTGCGCGCGCGCGTCAGTTTCGGCGCCATGTCCGCCTTCCTCGACACGGCTCTGGTCTATGACCCCGCGACCCGCCGCGCCGATCTGGCGCTCGGCCCGGATGGCGATCTCCTGCTCGACGAAACCCCGGTCACGGCGATGCTGGTCTCGATCGGCAGCGATCGGCGCGCCGAGCCCGACGACGAGCTGCCGCAGGGCCTCGACGCGCTGAACGTCTCGACCTCCTTCGTCACCCGCCGCGGCTGGGTCGGCGACGCGCTCGATACGCAGGGCCGCCGCTGCGGCTCACGGCTCTGGCTGCTCGAGCGGGCCAAGCAGACCGAGACGACGCGGCGCTTCTGCGCCTTCTGGGCGGACGAGGCGCTCGCGTGGTCGCGGGTCGAGCTCGGCCGCTCGGCGGAGATCTCGGCGGAGTGGATCCAGCGCGGCGTGCTGGCGCTGCGCTGCATGATCGACGGCCATGCCGTCGAGCGCCGCTTCCGGGTGCGCTGATGCCGTTTCCTCTCCCGACGCCGCAGCAGATCCTCGAGGCGGCCCAGGCCGAATTGGAAGCCGAGCTGATCAAGCTGAAGCCGGAGGCAGACCCGGCGGCGATCGCGCGGGCCGTCCGCTCCGAGAAGGGTGTCATTGCCGCCCATCTGCGCGCCGACTCCATTGGCCTCTTCGGCACTCATCTGCATCTGCGCTGGTGGGGCGATCAATACATGCCGGACAAGGCTGAGGCCGAGCATCTGGTGCGCCATGCGTCGATCTGGGGCGTGAACAAGCGCCCAGCGACCAAGGCGGTGGGCTATGCCATCTTCACCGGGACGGCCGGCTTGCCTGTGCCGGTCGGCCTGCAGCTGCGCACGCCGGGCGGCGGTCTGGTCGAGACCTCGGTCGGCGGCGTTATCGCCGGTGACGGCACTGTCACCATCGCGCTCGTTGCAACCGAAGGCGGCACGGCCGCCAACACTGCCGGCGGCGCGAGCCTGCCGCTGGTCACGGTTCTGGCTGGGCTCGACCCGCAGGCCGCGACCCTTGATGCGGGTGGCCTCGCCGGCGGCGCCGAGGAGGAGACGCCCGAGTCGCTGCTGGCGCGCCTGCTTGCGGAGATCCGCGAGCCCGGTCACGGCGGGGCCGATTTCGACTATCCCAAGTGGGTCTTCGAGGCCTTCGCGGCCTCCAAGGTGAAGCCGATCGCCAACTGGGTCGGCTATGGCACCGTCGGCGTTGTCGTCGCAATGGGCACAGCACAGGCGCCGGTCGAACCGACCGAGGCCGAGATCGATGCGATCGCCGCGCATCTTGAGACGCTGCGCCCGGTCACGGCCGAGGTAATCGTGCTCCCGTACCTGCCGTTGCCGGTGCCCCTGACCATCGAGCTCGAGCCGGACACCTCCTCGAACCGCGCGGCTGTCGAGGCGGCGGTGGACGACTTCTTTGCCCGAGAGGCGACGATTGGCGGGCGCATGCCCAAGTCGCGGATCTCGGAGGCGATCTCGGCCGCCAATGGCGAATACGCCCATCGGCTCAGTGTCCCCCCTGGCGATGTCGAGCCTGAGCCCCGCGAGCTACCGATCCGCGGCGTCATCACCTGGGTGGTGCCATGAGCCGCACGAAGGAACAGACCCAGGCCGATCTGGTGGCGCTGGCGCCGCCGGGCTGGGTGTGGCCGCAAAGCGCCCAGGGCGAACCCGAAAGCCTGTTTGAAACGCTGTTCAAAGCGCTCGCCGCAGGCCAGGCGGATGTCGAGCAAGTGGCCGAGCGGATGATGGAAGAGATCGATCCGCGGACCGCGACACTTCTGCTGCCCGATTTCGAGCGCGTGCTGGGACCGGACCCTTGCGGCCGGGATCCGCTGACGATGTCGCTCGATCAGCGTCGGCAACTCGCCCATCAGCGCTGGACGGCGCGCGGCGGCGCCTCGATCCCCTATTTCGTGGCGCTGGCGGCCCGGCGCGGCGTCGCCATCACCATCACCGAGAACCGCGTCACCGTCACCGATACCGCGCAATGCGGCGACGAGCTGATCGAATCTCCGGAACAGTTCGTCTGGACGGTCGAGCTCGCCCTGATGGGCGAGACGATCGCTCGCGTCGATGACGCCCAGATTGGCGACCTTCTCTACGACCTCACCCTCTCCGACGTCGAATGCGACATCCGGCGCGCCAAGCCGGCGCATACCGAAGTCGCCTTCCGCTACACCTGAGGCACCCATGGACCGCATCGTCGGCGCGAACGTCATCGACCTGGGCGGGGGGCGCAGAGGCTTCCGCAGCAAGGACACCGTCGCCGGCCTGCCTGGTACGGAACTCACCGCCACCTGGCACAATGCGGTCCAGGAAGAGCTGCTCGCGGTGATCGAGGCCTTGGGCTACGAGCCGAGCGCCGCCGACCTCAAACAGATCCTGCGTGCAATCCGTTCGCAGGGGTTCAACTACATCACGGCAGCGGCTGTCGCCGGTACGGCGAACGACATCGTCCTGACGCTCGATCCCGTCCCGCTGAGCTGGAACGAGCTGCGGGGCACACCCCTTCGCTTCCTGGCCGAGGCTGCCAACGGCGGGGCGATGACGGTCGCGGTGGCGGGCCTGGCCGGAACGAAGCCACTCGTGGATCCATATGGCGTGGCTTTCGTCGGGGGGGCGATCCTCAGCGGCGATCTGATCGAAGCGGAGTATGACGGCACCTCGCTTCGCCTGACACGACCCGTCGCCGCCTCGGCCGCCGAGCAGCTCGCCGGCTCGGCCGTCAAGAAATTCATCACGCCGGATCAGCTCCGGGCTGCGACTGTGCGCGGCACCTCAGTCGTCAACGGCACGGGTCAGACGATTCCGGCCTCGGCCGGCGAGATCACGATCTCTTCGTTCGTTTCGACGCAATTCAACGATGTCCCCGTGACGGTGAACCTGGGCGCCGGGACCATCACCCTGTCGCTGTCCGGCTTCTACATGGTGCAATTCTGGTCGGCCTTCATCAGCTCAGGCGATGTGATCCTGCCCTACGCTAACGCGCGGGTGAACGGCACGATCATTTCGTCAGTTCGGGGGCCGGACTGCGCCACGAACTCAAACACCCCGCTACCCGTGGTGACCTTCTTCAAGGGTGCGCCGGGCGATGTGATCACCTTTCAGGTCTCGCACAACAGTTCGGCGGCTCGGAACGTCAACAACATGCAATTCCGCGTCATGCGCCTCGGGGATGTCTGATGGCCACGAAATCCTATCCGATGAGCGCGGCGGACGTTCGCGCGATCGTTGCCCAACTCTCCGCTGAACAGGTGCGCCTGGTCGCCTATGACGGGGCGGCTCTCATCTTCGATGAATCGCTGACCGAGGTTATCGACGCGCTGAGCGTCGAGCAGGGCCATGCGCTGCTGGCCGAGCAGGAGCCCGCCCGCCGGTCGTTCCCGATGCCGCAAGACGACTATGTCGCGATCGTCGCGCAGCTCCCGGACGAGGTCAGGGCCGTGCCCGGGACCGTCTCCTACGACGCCGGCGCGCTCGTGATCGACGAAGCTCATGCGGGTCTGATCGAAGGGCTGACGGTGGCGGCCGGCGCGGCGATCATTCTGGCGCGCACGAAGACAGCCCTGAAGGCCCTCGTGGACGCCGCGGCCGAGCGGGAGCGCCTGAAATACATTACGGGCGGCGCCGGTCAGGCGATGACCTATCAGGCCAAGTCGGCGGAGGCGCTGCGGCTCGATGCACTGCCGGCCGAAGCCGAACCGGATCCGGCGGATTATCCGCTGCTCGCGGCCGAGATCGGCATCACCGCGCCGACGCTGCGCGAGGTCGGGGCCATCGTGCTCGCCGCCTATCGGCAGTGGCTCGCGATCGGCGCGGCGATCGAGGCGGCGCGTCTCTCGGCCAAACAGGCGATCGACGCGGCTGCGGATGCCGCGGCGGCGGAGGCGGTCACAGCCGTCTGGCCGGAGCCGGCCTGATGCCCTTCATTATCGGGCCCGGCAGCAGCTACTTCAGCCTCTCCTTCAGCAACCGCGCCGGCTTCGGCCGGGGCGTCGCGCTGTGCGGCTGCACCCTCGCTGTCGCGGCCTACAATGCCGGCCTCGGCGGGGCGGTCTATATCTTCCGCTTCGACGATCTGGCCTTCAGCAATCCACGCCTCGTGCGCGAGATCATTGCGCCGTCGCATCGCTGCGATTTCGGCTTCGGTCTGGCGCTGAGCGAAACCCGTCTCGCCATCGCGCATTACGGCACAGGCCCGGAGACCTCGGCCGTCTCGCTCTATTCCTACTGCGATGCGGACCTCGCGGATCTGGCGCTCGAGACGACGATCGGCGGCATGGCCGACGTCAACTATCCGCTGCGCGACGTCTTCGACATCTCGCTGCGCGGCGACGTCCTGGCCATTTCCGAGACGATAGGCTGCGATTCACCGCAGCGCGGCGCGGTCCACCTGTTCAGGCACTGCGGCGAGGCGGTCGAGCGGATGTATTCCTTCCGCCCCGGCGCCGTGGCGCGCAAGGACGTCAACCTGGTCGTCAGGCCGGAACGAGCCTTCGGGCATTCGGTCTCGCTCGGCCATCGCATGATCGCGATCGGCGACGACAAGCACGGTGGCGCGGCCGAAACCGACAACAAATACGGCGGTGTCCACATCTGGCGCTTCGACAATGACGATTACGAGCGGCCGCAATACAGCCAGGTGATCGGCGTCGACCACCCGTCGCTGGCGCTGCGCAAGGATGACTTCCTCGGCGCCTCCTGCGAGATCGACGGCGACCGGCTATGGGTAGGCGCCCCGGGAGACGACGGCGCGGCCGGGACGGACGGCTACGGCGCGGTCTATGGCTTCGACATCCCGCCTTCCGGGCCCTTCGCGCTCGCGACCTCGATCGGCATGGCGAAGTCTATTCCTGTCTCGCTCGGCCAGTATGACCGCTTCGGCTATGCGCTGGCGGCTGATTGCGGCCGGCTCGCCGTGGGCTGCCCACAGAACGATGCGGAAGTGCCCCAGAGCGGCCGCGTCTATCTCTATCCCGCCTCTGAACTTCCCCAGGAGCCCGTGACGAGCGCGTAGGACGGACAGAAACGTGACGTGACAGGGGAGCCCAAGGGCTCCGGCGGCAGTTCCCGGCAAGGTCTTAGCCGCCCGACGAGAGTTGCATCACATCGCCCGCCGGGGCGGTCGCGAAAGCATCAGTCGGCCGTTGCTGGGCGAGGAGGACGAAATCGCAGCATCGGCCGAGCGATTGGAGGGGCGGGGGGCGAGAGCCGGCTTCGGCTGAGGTTAATCGCGTTGCGGAGCTGTTCGATTGGCAACATCTCCTCAAACCTGTTGTCTGGAGCGGGAAACCCGGGAAACTGACCCCGCTGCTGAGCACTTTGCGCGAGAACGTCGCAAAGCCTGACCATCTCCAGAAACAGCGAACGCTCGATTTCTTGCACCGCCTCCAGAACCTCCATATCGGCATATTGGACATAGCGAAGCATTGCCGTTTGGATGAATTTTTCGAGTTCCTGCAGTCGTTGGCGAGCATAGACGTTGATGGGGCGGACCGGGTGGACGTGTGCGGGTCCGAAGACATTGACGGTCCGCATCCGCTGCGCGACCGAGGCATCGAACATCGGGACCGGACCGGCGTCGTCCGATGTCGCGTCCGCGAAGATTGTCCAGAGTTCGATGCAGCGGCTGTAGACCACCGTGAACTCGGAGTTCGCGAGCTGTCTCGCCTTTTCGTTCCGCAGGCTTTCTTCGGTTCGTAGCAGGCGCTCCAGGAGCACCACGGTCAGAAGTATGCCATAGCTCTCGGTCAGGAAATTGCCCATCAGACCGCTGTCGATCATCCAGCGATCGGGAAGCGGAAACAGATAGACGACCTGCAAGAACACGGTGATGCCGATTGCGATTATGCTGGCGGAATGCTTCCAAGCGAGGTCTCGGGCTCGCGCCCAATTCGAAGCGTTGACCGCATTGAGCGTCAT